ACCGGGAAGAGGAGGGCTCCACCCCCGAGCTGGTCACGGGAAAGGCCACCGCCTCCCGCCGCGCGGCGTCCGACACGTTCGAGTCCACGGAACAGGTCGTCGCCGCCATGAAGGACCCCCGCTATGGTAAGGACCCTGCTTATACTCGCGCTGTGGAGCGCAAGGTGGCCCGGTCCCGCGTCTTTGGCGGCTGAGGCCCTGCGCTCTCTCGCCGCCTCCCCACAACAGCAGCAACAGGAGGAACGCGCCATCATCCCCTCTCTCGACACCCTGCTTGCCCATCCGATCACCGACGTGATCAAGACGGAATGGGAAGGCTTCTCCCCCACGCCCTACCTCTGCCCCGCCGGATACTGGACCATCGGCTACGGGCACCTCTGTGACAAGGACCACTCGCCAATCACCCGAGAACAGGGAGGCCGGTACCTTGCGGAAGACCTGTTGGACGCCCTGCGCGACGTGGAACGCCTCGCCCCCAACCTTAAGGACGAGCCTGACCACCGGGCCATCGCCTGCGCCTCGTGGATCATGAATCTCGGCAAAGGCAACTTCGCCTCCTCGACCATGCTGAAACGCATACGCGAGGGGAAGTGGGAAGCCGCCGCCAAAGAAATGAAGCGGTGGGACAAGGTGACGGTAGGCGGCAAAAAGAAACCCTTCCGCGCCCTCACCCGACGCCGCCTGACCGAAGCCCACCTTTTCCTCACCGGGGAAGTGAAAACCTTCCTCTAACCGCACAACAAGGAGGTATTCTTGGATTTTCTCAATCAGCTCAATCCTGAGGTCCTGTTCCCCGCACTGACCCTGTGCGCGTCGGGCCTCGCCAATCTGCTGGTCCTGCTCCTTCCCCTGCCGAAGGAGGGCGGCAGCATCCTTTATCGAGCCTTCCACACCTTCATCAACTGGGTGGCTTTGAACGTGGGCAAGGCGAAGAACGCCGTCACGTCCACGGATGTCGCCTCGTCGCGCCGGAATGAATAACCTGCTGACCCTGCTCGGCAACCTGTTCGTCTTCTTCGCCAGGCTGGTGTCCGACTACAGGCGCGACAAGGAAAAACATGATGCTGAAAACCGTATTGCTGCTGTCCGCGCTGACCCTGCTTCCGCTTGGCTGCGCAAGCTCGGCGGCACGGACAGACGTTTCCCTGCCTCCGGTTCCGACGACGCCCGGAGCGATCATCACCCCTGACGGCCTTATCTGCCTTCCGCCCGATGAAGCCGGAGCCCTGCTGCTTTGGATGGAATACGCGGAAAGCAACGGCAGTCTTTAATCCCTGACCTTTTAACCAAGGAGTTTCCTCCCCTCATGGCTGAAAACCTCACCCTCTCCCGTCCCGGCGCACAGAACCTCGGCTCCGATCCCGCGAAAATGTTCCGCGACGTGTTCACCGGAGAAGTCATCACCGCCTTCGACGAACACAACATCATGAAGGACTGGCACAAGATGCGCACCATCACGCACGGCAAGTCCGCCTCCTTCGCCGTCATGGGACGCGCCAACGCCCGCTACCACACCGCTGGCGAGGCCATCCTCGGCAGCAACAAGATCGCCGCGAACGAGCGCACCATCAACGTGGACAACCTGCTCATCGCGGACGTGGCGATCTACGACCTCGAAGACGCCATGAACCACTACGACGTGCGCCGCGAATACTCCAAGCAGCTCGGCGTGGCCCTCGCCAAACGCTTCGACGAGACGACCATGCGCGTCGCCGTGCTTGCGGCCCGCAGCTCCGGCATCATCGACGACGAACCCGGCGGCTCCGTCATCAAGGGCGGGGCCACCCTCGCCACCGACGGCGAACTGCTTGCCGAGGCCGTTTTCTCCTGCTCCCAGACTTTCGACGAGAAGGACGTGCCCGAACAGGAACGTTGCCTCATCCTGCGCCCGGCGCAGTTCTACCTGCTCAATCAGACCACCAAGGTGCTCAACCGCGACTGGCTCGGCGCGGGTTCGTACTCCGACGGCAAGCTCGACAAGATCGCGGGCATCAAGATCCTCATGTCCAACCACCTGCCCAAGGCCAACATCACCGCCGCCGTCGACGGCGAAAAGAACACCTACTACGGCGACTTCACCAACACCCTCGGCCTGTGTATGCAGTCCAACGCCATCGCCACGGTCAAGCTCAAGGACCTCACCGTCCAGCAGTCCGGGCACGACTTCAACATCGTGTACCAGTCCACGCTCATGGTGGCAAAATACGCGATGGGCCACGGCGTCCTGAACCCCTCCTACGCCATCGAACTCTCGACGGCTGCCAAGGCGTAACCCTTTATCAACGGGGGAGGGGCAACCCTTCCCCCTTCTTTATTATATAATGAATTGCACATAACGTGCCATCAACCGCTCAAGGGAGTCTCCCTCTCATGTCCACCACATCCCCCACCCCCACCACGGAACTCGAAGCCGTCAACATCATGCTGTCCGGCATCGGGGAGGCTCCCGTCAACAGTCTCTCCGAAGTCACGGCGGACGTTTCCCTCGCCCGGCACATCCTCAACGAAACCTCCCGCGAAGTGCAGCTTGAGGGCTTCCAATGGAACGTCGAGGACAACTACCCGCTCACCCCGGACATTCACGGCCTCATCAAGCTGCACCCCTCCATCGTCCGCGTCCATTTCCGCGAACCGACCGACCGGGAACTGACCATCCGGGGCAATCAGGTCTATGACCGGATCAACCACACCTTCACCTTCCCGCAAGGCACGGCGATCTTCTGCACCGTCACCCTGCTCCTGCCCTTCGAGCAGCTCCCCGAAGCCGCCCGCCGCTACACCACGCTCAAGGCCCTGCGGATCTTTCAGGAGCGCGTCGTGGGGTCGCAAGTCCTCAGCCAATACCAGCAGGCCGACGAAGCCCGCGCCCGCGTCCAGCTCATGGGCGAGGAACGCAGGCAGGACAGGCCCAACCTGCTCATGGGCACCTATCCGCCCGTCGGCACGTGGCGCGTCCGTGATGCCGTGATGCGCCGCAACAACACAACCCGGAGGCTCGGATTCTGATATGGGCAAGCTCGTCTCCTCCACCATCCCCAACCTCATCTCCGGGGTCAGCCAGCAGCCTTGGAACGTCCGCCTCCCCACGCAGGCCGAAGAGCAGGTGAACTGCCAGTCCAGCGTGACGGACTTCCTCAAGCGCCGCCCCGCGACCCGGCACCTCGCCCGCATCCGGGATACCCCCGCCGCCAACGGCATCGCCAGCCACCACATCAACCGCGACGAGACGGAACAATACATCGTCACGGCGGACGCCAGCGGCATCAACGTCTTCGACCTTGAGGGCAACGCCAAAACCGTCTCCGTCACGGGAACGGGAGCCGCCTATCTCGCAGCGGCGACCGCCCCCAACCGGGACCTGCGTTTCCTGACCATCAACGACTACACCTTCGTCCTCAACCGCCGCGTCGCCGTCAAGACGCTCCCCGACCTTTCGCCCAAAAGACAGCCGGAAGCCATCGTCTTCATCAAACAGGCGTCCTACAACACGACCTACCAATTAACGCTGAACGGAAACGTCTACTCCACCCTCACCGCCGACGGATTGAGCGACACGGAGAAAGCCTCCCCACTCCCCGACGCGATAGGCATCTACAGATCGCTTCATGACGCCATACCTTCCGAGTATGCCGAGCCCACAATAAGCCCGCTTGGTTTGGTGCTCACTGTCCCGGCAAGCGAGGTGAGCGGCATCAATATGACGAACACAGGCGCATCCGCAAACGTATGGGCAATAACTGGCGGCATAGCCCCCTACACCACATACGGCGTCGTCATCAGGGGACAGCAATACAGCATCACGACAGGATCGGGCGCGACGGAAGACACGCAGGTGGCGGACCCCCTCTCTTCAATGGACATCGCCAAATCCCTCGCAGCACAAATCCCGCAAAGCATCTTCTCCGTCCAGACCTCGAACTCCACCATCTGGATACGCAGGCACGACGGCGGGGACTTTACCGTCAAGGTACAGGATTCCCGTTCCAACACCCATACCTCGGCCTGCAAGGGGAAAGTCCAGCGTTTCAGCGACCTGCCCACCGTGGCCCCGCGAGGCTTCGTCACGGAAATCATCGGGGACGCCAGCAGCTCCTTCGACAACTACTTCTGCGTGTTCGAGCCGTCCGACGCGGGCGACGCCTTCGGATCAGGCACATGGAAGGAAACCGTCAAACCCGGCATCCCCTGCAAGCTGGACCCGGCGACCCTGCCCCACGCCCTCATCCGGCAGGCCGACGGCACCTTCACCTTCGGCCCCCTTGAGTGGGGCGAACGCATCTGCGGCGACGAAGATTCGGCCCCCTTCCCATCCTTCGTGGGCCGGACCCTCAACGGCCTGTTCTTCTATCGCAACCGCCTGTCCTTCCTCTCCGGGGAGAACGTGGTCATGTCCGAGGTCGGGGAGTTCTTCAACTTCTTCCTGACCACCGTGACCACCCTCGTGGACAGCGACGTGGTGGATGTCGCCGCCTCGCACACCAAGTCGAGCATCCTCCACCATGCCGTGACCTTCTCGGGCGGGCTCCTCCTGTTCAGCGACCAGAGCCAGTTCGTGCTCGAACACGACACCGTGCTCTCAAACGCCACGGTCAGCATCAAGCCCGTCACCGAATTCGAGGCATCCATGAAGGCCGCCCCCGTGTCTTCCGGCAAGACGGTCTTCTTCGCCACGGACAAAGGGGAATGGGGAGGCGTGCGCGAATACATCACCCTGCCCGACAACTCGGACCAGAACGACGCCTCCGACATCACGGCGCACGTCCCGCGCTATGTCCGGGGCAACGTCAGCCGCCTCGAATGTTCGACGAACGAGGACATGCTGCTGGTCCTGTCCGAAGAGATGCGGACCAGCCTGTGGCTCTACAAATACTTTTGGAACGGCAGCGAAAAAATCCAGAGCGCGTGGAGCCGATGGGACATGTGCGGGGAAGTCCTTTCCGCCGCCATCCTCAACACGGGCGTCTATCTCATCATGCAGTACGGCGATGGGGTCTATCTGGAAAAGATGGACATCACGCCGGGGTACAAGGATGAAGGCGAAACCTTCGAGTACTGCCTCGACAGGAAGATCACCGAACGGGACGTCACGCTCGGGGCCTACGACGCCATCAACAAGACGACGGCGATCACCCTGCCCTACGACATCCCGGCGGGATACACGCCCGTGGTCGTCACACGGACAGGCGGGCCGGACGCCCCCGGCAACCTGCTGCGCCGGGTGGACGTGACCGGACCCCGGACAATCACCGTCGAAGGCCCGGACGCGCACGGCAGGAAACTCTTCATCGGCATCCCCTACGAGTCCTCCTACACCTTCTCCACCTTCGCCATACGCGAGGGGGACAGCAAGGGGAACGCCGTCACCACCGGACGCCTCCAGCTCAGGCGGCTTACCCTGAACTGCTCGAACACGGGATTCCTCCACATGTACGTCACGCCGAAGTTCCGGCCCACCAGCACCTATACCTTCACGGGCCGGGAACTCGGGCACGGCACCAACATCATCGGGGCGATCCCCCTCTACACAGGCACGATCAACTTCCCCATTCTCAGCCTGAACACACAGGTCGAAGTCAAAGTGGGGAGTGATTCGTTCCTTCCCTTCGCGCTCGTCAACGCCAGTTGGGAAGGCTTCTACAACACCAGAAACGCGAGGGTATAAACGCACTATGGGACTCGAAACAATGGCGATGGCCTCCTTCGTGATCGGGGCGGCTTCGTCCGTCGCGTCGGGCGTGTCCGCCAGCCAGCAGGCAAAGGCCCAAGCGCAGTATCAGGAAGAGCAGGCCGCCGAATACGCCCGCGTCAACGAACTCAACAACAAGGCCGCTGCGCAGGAATACGTGGAGCAGTCCGCCGCCGAACGCATGGCGCAGATGCAGGAACAGGACAAGGCATCCCGCGACGCGCAGGAAGTCCAGAAGGAAGCCCTGCAAAAGAAAGGCGAAATGCTGGCCTCGACCAACGCCTCGGGGCTGGCTCTGGATTTCCTCATGGCGGACTACGAACGGCAGGAGGCGAACGAACGGGACGTCATCCGGCACCAATATGAAATGTCCTCTACAAGTTCCGATGTCGCCATACGTTCCTACCGCGACAAAGCGCAGAACCGCATCAACAGCCAGCAGAACTACATCGCCGCCCCATCCACCTACAACAGCGGCATGAACGTGCTCGGAACGGCCTTGGGCATCGGCGGCGCAGCTGTTGGGGCAGCCGACAAGTACTACAAGTATAAAGACATGCAACCCCAATCTGGCGGCACAACACGCAACGGCAAGAGGAGGAAATAACATCATGCCAAGAGCACAATCCTCACAACCCACAATCAAGAACAATCTGAAATCCAACGCCCAACTCCAGCCGACCATCCGTTCCAACAGTGCCTATTCCTACGATGAAGCCCGCGCCGGATATGTGGAACGTCCATACGGCGTCGGCAGCCAGTGGGAGCAACTTGGACGCTCTCTTGCCGCCTTTGACAATTCTCTTGTCCCCTTCCTCCAGCATCGGCTGGATGCCCGGATCGAACGGCAGGTCGCTCAAGGAGAAACAGAACTTTTCCAGCAATGGAACAATCCCAACAAGAACATGCTGGACTGGAAAACCTTCGTTGAAGAGAACCCACAGTACGCCGGGGACAACCCTTGGCTCCAGAAAGGGTTCGAGCAGGCCCGCCTGAAATCCCTCGGCCTCCAGTACCATAAGGAGCTGACCGACGCCTACGCCGCCAGCGGTTTACAAAATGAAAGAGATCAAAAAAAGGTGTCCGGCTTTGTGGAAAACTTCACCCAAAACTTCCGAAAAAAGGCTGGACTGCACAGCTACGCCGACTCGCTCATACTTGCCGCGAACTACTCGCCCCTTGAAGCACAGTCAAAGGCGGCTTTTTATTCGCAGCACTCCGCGCATGTCCGTTCTGAAACGGAAAAGCGTACCGAACAGGAATATGCAGCCCTTGCAATGCAAGCCCTGCAAAACACCTTCGATCCCTCTTTGGGAGGCAACTATTTAGGCGACCCAAGCATGGAAGCCCAAAACAAGGCCGACATCATCGCCACCATCAACACTATCACACAGGAAGCTCTCAATCACGGGATGCTGGCATCAAAGGAAGGGACTTTCAAAGCAAACCTTCTATTCAATGCCTACGAACAGCTAGGTGAAAAACAGCTTGTTCTCGATCTGCTTGGTGAACTCAAAACATCTGACGGAGTTGCATTGGATAGTCTCGATGGTGTGGCCCAAAAGCGTAACAGCCTTATAGACCGCAGGGAGAGCAAACGGAGAAGCAATCTTCAATTCTACTGGTCCATGCGTGAACATCAGGAAAAAGAACAGAAAAAGCATTACCTCGGGGCATTCCTCAACAGCTACCTCAACGCCAAGGACGAGAATGGTAACTTCGTCAACGGCGTGCCCACCAAAGAAATGATGGATGCTATGGGTGTTCCCTCCCACCTCCAGTTCGACTTTCTCAAACAGTCCGCCGAATACTACGCCGTGCGTTCCAAAGCCTATCAAAATGCCCCCGCCACGCAGGAAAGCCTTTTTGATCTTGCCCTCCTCGCGCAGACAGGTTCGCTCTCCCCCCAAGACTGCCGGAGATATGCTTCCTACATCGGGGCGGACAAGGCGTCCGAATTGGCGGAGAAAGCCTTGAAAGCTCAGGACGGAGACGACAAGGAATGGGGCACCGTCCTGAGGCGTGTCGCCCAAAACGCCTACGGGAAATATTCGAGAGACAAGAAAGACCCCCTGAGTATGATTGAGCAAATGACGCTCGGCTTCGACCCCGGCCTCAACAAGGAGCAAAAAATTGGCCTGGACGCCGCACGATGGGCACAACATTGGATGAACAATAAACGTAGCGAGTTCGAACAGTCTAATAAAGGCATCTTCCCTCCTACTTCGCAGATCGCCATGTGGGAGAATGAAGCCATGATCGAAGCCAACAAGAATGTTGGTGCATACTTGCCCAACGGCGAAGAGGTGCGTGCCACAGCCCCACCATCTTCCACCGCAGCTACGGCACCGCCACCGCCGCCCGTCAAGCCCGATGCTCCCAATCCCCTCTCCCCTCGTGGAGCACAACCCGAGTCCGGCCCACCATCCTCTGCCCGCCACCCCGCCCAACAGCACAATCCCATCGTAGAATGGTTTGCCGTGAACTATCCGGGGCTCAATGTAGCAGCCTTCCAGAACGAAAAGGAGCTTATGAATTGGCTGCGAGATGAAAACTACGAAAAATATATGGAAATCAGCGATCTGCTTTCCGTATGGGGCTACACAATGCCCGTCGGAGGAAATAAATAATGGAACAGCCAACAACTTCCATCCCTCCCATCCACGTCAACATATCAGCATCCCCTTCCCCCGAAGAACCTGAAAATATCGCCGCCACCGCCCCGATATCCCCTCCTGACGCGGGAGGATGGTTCGCACAGCTTCAAGCAGCCCATGCCTCCAATGTGCCCACCCTCACCGAAAAAAACGAAAAAACTCTTTTCGATGTGGGAGACACGGCCCTTTCCGTCCTGCAAGCTCCCTATGACGCAGTTAATAACCTCATGGATTTCTCCTACAGCACGGGGAAATACGTCACCGACCTCGTTACCAAAGGCCCCGGCGAGGCTTCCTTCGCAGAGCGTAAAGCTCCCTTCCGGCTGCCAGAACGCAAATCGGAAACATTGGTCGGAGAGATCGCCAACACCGTGATGCAATGGGGTGCCGGCTTTGGCATCCTCAGTGGCGTCTCGAAAGGTGCGAAAGCCGTCACAGGCATTACACAGTTCAATAAAGTCATGCAGACCGCCGCACCTGCCGAAGCCACTATCGGCAACATCATAGGTACGGAGGCCAAAGACGCGGCTGCCAATATCCTATTTGGGGAACGTGAAGCCGAACGTCTCGGTAATTTCTTCGAGATGTTTCCCGGAACCAGAAATACTTTTTTGACTTATACCGCCCATAAGGGCGATGACACCGTTGCGGACAACGCCCTCGATATGGCCCTTGAAGGCTTAGGAATGGGCACGGCCACCCGAGTCCTCGGCAAGATTTTCAAGTATCACAAGCTGAAAGCTAACGGAGCCCCCGAAGAGGCCATGCAAAAGGCCATTCAGGAAATCAATGATGCCGTCGCCAACCCGAAAGCTGCGGCGATCAGGCCACGTCTCACCACCGAGCAGCTCCTCGAACCGGAGCGCATCAAAGGCTTCGTCCGCAAGGCGGCTCAAGAAGAGTCACCCTTCGTCGGCAGGATTGAGGGGACAAATCTTGATTACTATGAAGTCGACGTTCAGCAAAGCCACCTCATTGCGCAAGTAAGCGAGGCGCAGGCGGACAACATGCTACGCAACGCCCGTAAGGAAGGCCACCAAAAAATCATTAACGACTGCTATGACGAACTTGAAGGCTACGGACTCAAATATAGAGAGCAACTTGCGCAAGGCAAAAGATCCGTTCAGGACATCCAACACGCCAGCAGGGTCGCGCTCCAGATACGGAACACAGTAAAGAACCTTGCCGATTACACGGACAGGATCGCTTCCAAAATACAAGGGGGTATTTCCGATTCCCGCGATCTGCTCTGCTATGCGATGGCCTCAAAGGACTTGCAGGAGTTCATCGTGGTCAATGCGGATATCGGGACGGCCTCGGGTCGTCTCCTGAATGCACGGAAAATCACCGTCACCGATAAAATGGCAAAGAAAATGGCGGAGGGGCCGAACCCGCACAGTAATGATCTGATGATGAACTTCCACTCCGTCATGGAGTTCACTGAAAAAGAAGCCCAAGAATACATAGCGAAGGTAGGCTTGTCCCCGGAAGACATCAGACAGGTTGCCATTGATCATTTCCTCTCGGGCAGTACGCTCGGGAAAATCAATGCGATGAAAAGCCTCAAGCCGGAGTTTTCCTTCTTCCGCGCCCTGTTGGAGTTCCGTTGCAACAACCTCCTCAGCGGCCTCATCACGCACTCCACAAACCTTGTCGGTAACGTCCTGAACCTTTCCCTCAAGCCTTCCGAAAAGATGATCGGGGCCGCCCTGACCGGAGACAAGGAGGCATTCAAAAAAGGCGCACGTATGTTGGGGCAGACGGCTTCGGTCTTCTACGACTCTTTCCGCATGGCGGGCAAGGCGTGGAAGGTGGGAGATAATATCCTCGACAGGGGCACCACGAGATACGAAACACTGCCCACGCAGGAAATAACCTTTGAAAAAGTACGGAACCGGATGCTGAGTGGCAGGCCACCGGGAAGCGAACTTACTCCAAATGAAGAACTCTTCGCACGTTCAGTCGGGTGGTTAGGTGACAAGCTCCGCTACCCCACGCGCCTCATGATGACGGCGGATGAACTTTGCAAGCAGATCGCGTTCAGAACGCACCTCCATGCCGAACTCATGGCGGCGGGGGAACGTCAGGGCTTGAGCGGCGAAGCCCTTGAAGCCTACGTCGCCAAACGCAAAACCGAAGCCTTCATGCCCGATGGCGCGGTCGCCAAAGGCGAACTGACCGCCGACTCCCTCCAATACAGCCGCGAGGCGACATGGACCGAAGACCTGACGGGAGTTGCAGGCAAAGGTGTCCAACAATTCCTTAACAACGTTCCCGCAGCCCGCCTTATTGTCCCCTTCCACAAAACGCCCACCAACCTTTTCTATGACTTCCTCCGCCACGTCCCTTATCTGGCCCCCGGCTCCAACGAATGGAAACAGATGACGGAGGCATTCCAAAAAGGCGGTGAAGCCCGAGCGGATGTTCTCGGAAGGATCAGCACGGGTGCAGGTTTCATGACACTTGCTTACTCTCTTGCCCTTGAAGGGAGAATTACAGGAGCACCACCCCTCAATCCCAAAATCAGAGAGCAATGGGAAACCTTGGGCATCAAACCCTATTCCATAAAAATAGGAGATACATGGTGGGAATACCGCAGGTATGACCCCATCGCCATGCTCTTGAGCACTACTGCCGACGTTTACACCGCCATTCAGGAAAACGACGGAGAAAACAGCGAGATAGATGAAAAAGGGCAACAAGCCTTGTTCATGGGCTGTGCCAGCCTGATTAGGGGGCTAGGGGAAAAGAGCTATCTCCAAGGCATTACTGAGTTTATAAATGTCGTAAATGAACCGGAAAAATTCCTCAAAATCGCCACTGGAAGATTTGGTTCGACGCTGGTTCCCTATGCCGGAGCCTTACGCTTCCACCGCAACATACAAGGCGACGGTTTCCAGCGGGAAATGGAATCCGTCACCGACTATATCAAAAACACCTCATCCTTGTTCAACAGCGACCTTCCCTTACGCTATAATTGGATCACAGGGCAGCCCGTGTCCTCTTCCAACCTGCTAACCTCAAAACAAAAACCTGATCTCGTCGTCGAAGAGATGCTGCGCCTCGGCACTTCCGTGACAGGTCGTCCCGCCCAAAAGGTTGAAGGGGTGGAGATCGATAAGGCTCTGTACTCGCGCCTGTGCGAACTCCACGGAACCGTCAAACTCGGCGGCATGACCATGCATGAAGCATTGGAAAAGGCCATCCAATCCTCCGCTTACGACCTTAAAAGAGAACACCTCCCTGATGGAGACTACGGCGCGGACACGCCCCGTTCCAAGGTCATCAACAAGATCATCGGGAGGTATCGGGAGGTAGCCGAAAAAAAGCTCATACTTGAACATCCTGAACTCATGGATAAAATCAAAAAAGCATACATCCTCAAGCAGTCTAACAAAGCAGGCTTGGATTCGGAAAGAGGGGACAAAAAGCGAAGCCTCATGATGAATCTTCTGAACTAAACGCCTCCGCCTCACACCCACCATACAGATGAACAGGCGACCTTCCGATCTCAATGATCACAGGAAGGCCGCCTTTTCATCATGAGCCATAACTTCAAACAAGGAGCATTTATGTCCTACAGTTACGTCACCTATACGGGCGACGGAACGACCCAAGACTATATCGTCCCCTTTCCCTACCTGAAAATCTCCGACGTCAAAGTCAGCCTTGACGAAGCGGAACAGAATGCCCTCGCCTACTCATGGCACACATCCGGCACCATACGCTTCGTCACGGCCCCGCCCAACGAGGCGTCTATCCGCATCCAACGCATCACGGACAAGGTGACGCCCGCCGTGGACTTCCGCGACGGCTCCACGCTCACCGAGGCCGACCTTGACCTCGCGGTGACGCAACTCCTCTACATCGCACAGGAAGCCTACGACGCCCTCGACGGGGAAACCGCCGTCGCCGCAAAGGACAAGGCTGAGAAAATCCTCAAGGAAGTCGAAGAGGTATTCGCCAAGACACAGATCGAGATCAACTACTTCCGCAAGATGTGGATCGACGTGCAGGAGTCCCCCACCGCGCCCGGTCGCGGCGAATATGATTTCACGTCCGGAAAGATGACCTTGTATGTCCCCGCTGGCCCCGTTGGGCCACAAGGTCCGATGGGACAGGAAGGGCCACAAGGTCTTCCCGGCGCACAGGGAGAGCAAGGGCCACGCGGCATACAGGGGCCGCAGGGCATCCAAGGGGAACGAGGCCCGGAAGGACAGCAGGGGCCGATGGGTCCGCAAGGCATCCAAGGGCCAAAAGGGGAGACTGGAGAGCGCGGCCCCCAAGGTCCGCAAGGCATCCAAGGGGCAACTGGCGCTCAAGGGCCTCGGGGCGAAACCGGACCTGTAGGCCCGATGGGACCGGAAGGGCCTCGCGGCATTCAAGGAGAGCGTGGTCCCCAAGGCCCCGAAGGTCCTAAAGGAGCGACTGGCGACAAAGGCCCCATCGGGGATTCTCCGCTGCCTCTCACATTCGGAAACTTCTCTGTCAATACAGATGGCTACTTGCAGTTTGAGTATAACGGAGGCCCTGTGGACAGCTCCATGTTCAACCTTAACCCGGAAACCGGAATATTGGAGGTCATTATAGCGTGAGCAACATCATGCAAATCGGCAAGGTCCGCCCCACCTATAAAGGCGAGTGGGATGCGGGGCAAGCTTATGAAACCTTGGATTGGGTCCTCTATCGGGGGATCGCCTATCAAGCGATTAAGGACGTCCCCATAAACCGGGAACCTGATGTCGCCACCGACTATTGGGTCGCTACCGGAATGAAGGGCGATAAAGGCGACAAAGGAGAGACAGGAGAACGGGGACCTGCTGGCGTGGACGGCAAGGACGGGGCTCCCGGCATCCAAGGGCCTAAAGGCGACAAGGGAAATCAAGGCATCCAAGGACCTAAAGGAGATACAGGCGCAACGGGGCCACAAGGCCCGCAGGGGACCGCTCCGGAACATAAATGGGCTGGAACCAAACTGGCCTTCCAGAATCCTGACGGCTCATGGGCTGACCCCGTAAACCTCATTGGAGCGCAGGGGGTTCAAGGCCCCGAAGGACCCATCGGCAAACAGGGCATCCAAGGCCCTGTTGGACCGCAAGGCCCCGCTGGACCACAGGGGGTGGCAGGCCCCAAAGGAACTTCGCTCAACCTGAAAGGCGCATGGGCCGCAAACGTCGCGTATGTCTGCACCACCGCGCAGATTGACGTGGTGACCTATAACGGAAGCTCCTACGCCTGCAAGAAAAGCCATACCTCCACCTCATCCATCCTGCCCACGAACACCACCTACTGGACGCTGATCGCGCAACGGGGCGAACCGAGAGAGCTGTCTGACTCTGTAATATCAAGTTCCAGCAACATTGCTGCGTCATCAAAGGCCGTGAAGACGGCCTACGACAGGGCTGAAACCAAACTGTCTTTGTCCGGCGGCGTAATGAGCGGGCGTATCGGCGGTATTGCGGGGACCTACAATGCCGACGTGACTGCAAGATGTGTAAATAGTGCCCTTGAAATACGCGAGAACGGAAAAGTAAAAAATACGCAATCAGACATAGCATACGCTCCGGCGATTGGATTCCATTGGGCAGATGTAGTTGCGGGAACACTTGTGCTGAGAAGCGACGGTATATTTTCCTTTCTGAAACAGAATGGCAGCAGAGCCGTTGTTGATTGTGATGTCCCGTATGCAACTGCGGCAAACAAGCTCCGCAGGGAAGGGGGCGTCGATACAAGCTGGTATTGGTCTGGTCAGGGAGGCCAACCCGGTTGGCTGTGGGGAGGCAATGACGGCGTCAACATGTACGTCTACAACCCCGCAAATTTCAGCGTGAACTATGCCAATTCCGCCAACTATGCGAACAGTGCGGGTAGCGTTGGGATGGCGGGGAATACGAATCTCATCACCGGGGCAATACGGAGAGGACGTACGGAATGGGTATCTAGTTCGACACATAGGGTCGTCGGACCGAGCGGCGGACAGTTCGCCGTCTTTTATCCGATCACCTTGTGGTATTTCAACACAACGATACAACCCGGAGTCTATGAGGGCGGACACGTCTTTGGGACCTTTTTCAGAGATAATTTCCCTGATGAAGAATTCGGCGTATTTTTTCAGGTAGGGTAACACCGTGGAATATACAATTGATGGCGATATTCTTTTGGATGAGGCGAACCACAAATGGGATCTTTCTGAAATCATTTTGCGCGGTGATGGCTCCTATGTGCTTAAACGGGTGGATCTTGTTCTTGGAAGCGGCCTCTATCATGTCCCGAACGATGGCGAGTGGACGGACATGCATAATGTGCTTGCTGACTATGTGAAGCGGCACCCCGAAGTTGTACAGGATGAATCCGCCAAAACGCCTACGCTGGAGGAACTGAAAGCAGCGAAGAAGGCACGGATCGACGCGGAAACGTCCGCCGCCATCCTCGCCGGGTTCGACTATGCCGTGGATGGCGTGACCTATCATTTTAGCTATGACGCTTTCGACCAGCAAAATTTTGCGGATACGGCGAATGTCTGCATCATGAAACAAAGTGGCGCTCAGGGCCTGCCCGACTCTGTAATGTGGAACGCCTACACGGTGCCGGGGGGTGAGCTTGAGCGTTTGACGTTCGACGCATCGGGCTTCCTCGCGCTCTATGCTGGCGGGGCCATGAAGCACAAGAACGGGACGATGCAGCGGGGCGGGGAACGCAAGGCGGCGGTAGAGGCCGCTGCCACGGCGGAAGAGGTTGAAGCCGCATGACCTACGGAAAACACATCCTCATCGGCTTCGATCAATTCCTCAACACCCTGTTCATGGGCTGGCCCGACGAAACACTGAGCAGCCGATGCTGGCGGTGGGAACAGGCAGCCATCCGCGCATGGCCCCGCAAGCTGGTGGACACGCTGTTCTTTTGGCAGCCGAATCATTGCCGGAGTGCCTATGAAAGCGAACGCAAACGCCTCCAATACCCTCCTGAACTCAGAAACGCGGGAGGCTAAATGGCAACGCCCTGCGCCCATGAAGCCGACATCTCCCTCCTCAACACCGCCATCGTCGAAATCAAGGACACCCTCAAAGACCTTAAAGAACTCCTCCTCTCCAACGCCGTCCTCTCCGAGCAGGTTTCCCATTTCAAGGAAAACATCACAAGCATCGACATCCGCCTCCGAAAGCTGGAGCTGGATGTGGCGCAGGGGAAGGGGGCGAACAGGTGGGTCGAGCGTGTGGTCTGGTGCCTGACGTCAGCGGCGTTGGGGTATTATTTGAAGGGGAGTGTGTGATGTGCTTTGTTTTTTAAGATAAGAAAATGTAGTTTTAAAACTACAAAATGTTCGTAAAAACGAACAGTTGCACAACAACACTCAATAATTATAGCAAGTTGCAACTTTTGCGCGCTTGCAAATAAATGCCTTTTGGCATATTTTCTAAAAGAAAGGGCAAGGAAGTGCTGGTAACACTCCCCTGCCCCCGGCAGGATTGGTTCCGAAGCCTACTCCCGCTGGTTAATGCCCTAACGGAAATGACCCCGGTAAGCGTGCCCCGCGAACCGGGGTCGCCTCTTTTATAAAGCAACTACTGCATGTAGCGCGTAATCATAAACACTATGACGCCGCACAAGATGTTCAGCGTCATAGTATCAGCTATGTGCTCCATACGTACCTCCTTCCCATAACCCTGCCGATACAAGCGGGAGAAGGTCCTTTTGAAGCATATCTAACGATTGCCTAATAATCAATCTCCTTTTTAATCCAAGGAGCATTTCAAAAATGTCCAATAACCTCAAGGATAATCGCGCATCCGAGTCCGCACTCGCGGAACTTCACGGCGTTGTGGCGAAGCTCCTTACGTCCCGTCTCCAGTCCGGCGATGCATCCACGGCGGACATCAACGCCGCGATCAAATTCCTCAAGGACAACGGCATCGACTGTGCCGGGTCCGCGAACCCCGACGTACAGGATCTTGTGGCGAACCTTCCGACCTTCGAGGATGTCTCGAAAGATGAAGTGAGCCTTCTTAACTAAAACCCACAAACACGCCCTGTTTAAAACCCGATCTTCGAGCGCATGACTCGTTGGTCGGGTTTTCTTTTACTCACCGGAAAACCGTCAGCCTGTGGGCTGTTTTTGGAGAAAAGCATCATGTCATGTAAAAAGCTCCCTCCCATCAATGTTCCCAAGGATGAACTCAAGGCCATCGTCGCCCGAGACAAGGAACGCTTCGCCAGCAGCGGCAACCTCACTCCTCTTCGGGCGATCCGGCTGAAATGCCTCGACTGCTGCGGGGAATCAGCTCTTGAGGTAAAGCTCTGCACCGTGAGTCGCTGTGCCCTCTATCCGTACCGGATGGGCAAGAATCCCGACAACCGAGGCGAAGAATACGTCGCACTCAGCTTCCACGGGGAAGACATCAAGAGGGCCGTTCCACTCACGGCGTTTCAGGCCATCAAGGAAAAATGCAAGGACTGCTCCGGCCCGGACTTTAAAGCCAGCGAGTGTTCGATGGATGAATTCAGTTGGTGCCCGCTGCTGCACTACAGGAAACAACGCGAGGCCAAACGCCGCGCCATGACGCCTGAGCAACGCGCGATACTCTCCGAACGCCTGAGACGCAATCTTTCCTGAAAAACACCCACCAGTTCAATGAAACAGCCCCGAAAGAAGTTTTTCCGACCCGATGGTCAGGAGGCTTCTCTCGGGGCTTTTTTTCTCAACCACAGGAGGTTTTGTTACGAACACCCCGACTTCCATCCCCCCGATGCCGGAGAAGCTGACCGACTTCCGGGTCTTCCTCACGCTTGTCTGGCGGCACCTGAACCTTCCCGACCCCACCCCCATTCAGCTCGACATCGCCCTGTACCTCCAGCATGGGCCGAGGCGAAAGATCATCGAAGCCTTCCGAGGCGTGGGCAAGTCGTGGATTACGGCGGCCTATGTCGTCTGGAGGCTCCGCCAGAACCCCAACCTCAAATTCATGGTGCTGTCCGCATCGAAAGACCGCGCCGACAACTTCACGACGTTCTGCATGAGGCTCATCAATGAAATCCCTATCCTTCAATGCCTCATCCCCCGGGCCGACCAGCGGTGCTCGAAGCTCTCGTTCGACGTTGGCCCGGCCCGCGCCGACCATGCGCCGAGCGTCACGTCGAAAGGCATCTTCTCGCAGATCACGGGCGGACGCGCCGATGAGATCATTGCGGACGATGAACAATAACGTCGTCCTAAAACTCCGTGAATTCGGTGAAACTCTCCCAACATGGAGACAATACCGAGCGAAGCCCTCACCAGAGGGAACGTGTAACGACTATTATGTAGGGTCTAAGCGGACTCGAAGCGCGGAGCACTCTTTTTTGAGAGTGAAGAGATAGTCTGAACACATACGCGAGTATGTGCATCTTCTTAACTTATACCAAAGGAGCCTAACATGGCTACGACCAAAAAGTATATTCCCGATTCCATTGTCGACACACCAAAAGGTAAAATTCGTATCCTTTCTTATAAGCCCGGTAAAAGACTTAAAAATGGTAAAACACAACATCCTCGCGTCGCTATTGAATTTTTAAAGACTGGTACGGTGATAAGCGTCCAAACAACCAATATAGCAACGGGCAGATTTCATGATTACCGTGAGCCAACAGTATACGGAGTTGGTTATATTGGTTCTTCTATCGTTATTCCTGCAAGGGGTAAAAATTCTATCATGCGAAGAGTGTATGATTTATGGGCTAATATGCTGAAAAGGGCTTATGGTGGATACGGTACTTCCTATTCAGGAGTGAAAGTTGATCCTAGGTGGCATAACTTCACACATTTCTTGAATACTATTCAAAATGTTCAAGGATATTCTGAATGGGAAAAATGTGAAGATAATTATGTTCTTGACAAAGACTTAAAGGAATATGGGAATAAGGTATATTCGTTGGATACCTGCATGTTTATCAAAGCATCTGATAATGTGAGGGAATCCTTATTAAGAAGATGGCATGGAAATAGCGACTCCATGTAAACACCTTTGATTGAAGTTCCAAACAATTCCTTCACCCAATCCATGCGGGACAAGCTCTCGGAAGCGGTCAAAGAGTTCGACGCCATCCTGAAACCCGGCGGCACCATCACGTATCTCGGCACCCCGCAGACCGAACAATCCCTCTACAACGCCCTGCCCGACCGTGGGTATGCCGTCCGCGTATGGCCCGCACGGTATCCGTCAGATGACCAGCTCATCAACTACGGCGGCGAACGGCTGGCCCCGTTCATCCTCAAGCGGCTTGAAGGTGAACCTACCCTTGCCGGGCGCACCACGGACCCGCGCAGGTTCTCGGACGACGACCTCCTCGAACGCGAACTCTCGTATGGGCGCAGCGGGTTCCAGCTCCAGTTCATGCTCGACACCCGGCTCTCCGACATGGAGAAGTACCCCCTCAAGCTCGGGGACCTGATTGTCATGTCGTGTTCGGCTACCGACGCCCCGGAGAAACCCATATGGGCTGCGGGCACCACAAACATCCTGAACGACGTCCCCTGCGTCGGCCTGAACGGGGACAGCAGGTACTATGGCCCCGCTTTCCTCCACGGCACATGGCTCCCGTACACAGGGTCCGTCATGGCGATTGACCCGGCTGGACGAGGCAAGGACGAAACCGCCGTGTGCGTCGTGAAGATGTTGAACGGCTACCTGTACGTCACGGCAATGCGGGCCTATCAGGAAGGCTACAGCGAGGCCACCCTCTCCTCCATCGTCCAGCTTGCCAAGCAACAGGCGGTCAACCATGCCATCGTCGAGGCCAACTTCGGGGACGGCATGTTCACCAAGCTCATCAGCCCATACTTCACCAAGACACACCCCTGCCGCATCGAAGAGGTCAAGCACAGCAAGCAGAAGGAAGCACGGATCATCGACACCCTCGAACCCGTCATGAACCAGCACAAGCTCGTCCTCGACAAGAACCTCATCCTTTGGGACTACAACCTCTCCACCAAGAACCTCCCCCCAGAGACGGCCCTCAAGTACCAGCTCATGTACCAGATGAGCCGGATTACCAGAGACAGGGGGAGCCTTGCCCATGACGACCGCCTCGACAGCCTCGCTATGGCGGTCGGGTATTGGGTCGAACAGATGGGGCAGGATGTGGACAAGAGGATGCTCCTCCGCCAAGACCACCTCATGCTGGAGGAGATGAAGGCATGGGAAGGCAATGCGAAGGGGGGCAGCAGCGTAAAGATCGGTATTATGAACAACCCCACTCTTTCGGAGATGATGTTCACCTTCCACGGTACGGTCGTCAAAGGGAATGATGATACAGGTGGGCAGCAACATTATAAAAGATCAAGAAACTGGATTGACAGTAGCAGCAGCGGTAAGGGGAGGGGCAGGTAGAAGGAAGGGGGAGGGGGAGCATGTAGACCTCCCTCTACCCCTTCGGGGAAGACCTCCCTTCTAGGGTCATTTTCTAACATGCTGATTTTATTAAGATGGAAGATCTGTGATCCATGATCATGCTGATTTTCTAACCAGTTGAAATCATTATGATTGATGATATTGATAGAATATTCTATTTATTCAATATCGAAAGATAGTTGGAATTAGGTTCCACCTACGGAGAGAGCGAAAAGGAATTTTGACAAGAAGCTACTTTCAGTATCTTAAAAAATCTTACGTTACCCTAAAGAACCGAACGTGGGACTTAAACAAAGAGATCTAATTTAGATCAAGATCACCTTAATGATCAGGATCTATACGTTACCTTATAGGCTCGTATATTGTCTTACCGTTTCCTTTCCGTTATCATATAGACAGACCAAATTTGCTGAAAAATGTGAAGGGCCTACCGCTATCTGATTGATCCCCGATTCCCCCCCATGCCCTCCCCGCCGCTCTCATGGTGGAGGAAGGCTACCACAGGGAGGGAGTCGAGCCCTTGAACCCTCTATATATGGGCCGTTTTGCAACTCATTTGCAATCAAATGTACCTAACATACTGTAATCATATGGTAGTGTATCAGATTAGATATCCCATTGAGGGGGATAAAGGGGGAGGTCTACAGGTGGACAGCGTTGACAGAGCGGGTACGAGTGCCAATTTTGTTTGCAATTATGCAGATTGACTGCCAATTTTATTCTCATTTTGATAAAAATCGATTGGAACATGTAGATGAATATTGGTAATTCTATTCTTATTAGTGCTATTATACTATCTATAAGTTTACTGGTTTCTCCTTTACTTTCAAACAATAGATATTCCATAACCGCAGTTTCAGGTGGTATCGTTTTTAACGACACACATAAAGGCAGAGCCTATTTTAGTAATGGCTTTTTAATTGATTATAAAAATCTTGATAATATACAAATTGATAAAGTACATTCTCTTCGTGACTTAATAGATGAATCACGAAGAATAGATGATATGCTTGAATCTTTGCTAAAAGAACAAAAGACTGGTAAAAATTAGAAAAAATAATTCCTCTATTAGTTTTTGTTGTTGCTATACTGTTTTCTTTTTCATTTAAATGAGAGAACACTTTATGAGAACATTTTTATACTTATTTATTTTTATTATATCATGCTCTGGATGCGG